ATCGGATAGAGTCTCACCTTCCTCAGCGTACATCCCGATGTGAGCATCGTAAATGCAGATTTCAGATAGGATTTCCTTGTCAAACTTAGTTACCTTGCACTTAGGCAGCTTGATCTTGCCCTTGACTCGCTGACATAAGCTGTCAACAAAGTCACTCATTGCTTGCGCTTGTGGAGCTAGTCGCTTCCACTCTTGAACGACCTCACCTTCCTTGTTGTATTGAACGGTTGTTTTAGATAGTTTCAAATGGTCTGGAGTAATAGCTGGGGACAACCAAGGAGCTTTACCCTTTTTTTCTATTCGCCTTAGGCATTGTCGAATGTTAGATTCATTGCAGCCAATGATCTCTGCTACCTTAGATTTGTTTCCGTGTTCTAGGTATAGGTCTAGTACCTCTTGCTGTGTGTCTGTTAGTTTCATGTTTATTTAGTTATTAGCCCCTGACTTACGCCCCACCTAACCAGCTTACGAGCTTCATAGTAGAAGTTATCTACGATCCCCTTATACTCGCTTGGTATCTGCAATACATCTACACCTTGGTTCTTGTCTAGCTCCTTGCTCTTTTTTACTACATCTTTATATGCCTCAATAAAATCTTTCATAATTAATATTTATCCTGCCTAGTTTCTAATTCAAAGTCAATGTATTTCTTAGCTTTCTTTAAGTCCTCAATAGAGTCACCTTTAAGACCAGCTCTCCAGATATACTTGATCGCATTGCCTAAGCAGAAGTTCATGTGTCTTGTTATATCAATACACTCCACACCACTAGGATGTGAAGTGTAGTGTGATGGTTGGTTTACATTATCCATTAGTTTGCAGGTTGTCTTGCTTGTTAGTAGATGAATGTATCATCGTATTCTTCATCGTGATCTACTTGTAAGTCCACACCCACATTGCTCAACGTCTTATTTATAAGATATACGGCTTTATTCACATCTAAGCCTCTCACATCTTTTGCGTCCTCTACGTAACGCAGCAGGAAGTTGTTCATTTCTCTGTCACTTACATCGTTTAGTTCTATAATCATACTGTTTATTATTGGTTTACATTATCCATTAAAATGGTGGCTCTTCATCTAACACATCATCCTGATCGTCAGCTTGATTGCTGCCATTCGATTGCCCAAACACTTTCCAAGCATCTAGGTTTGTATAATACTTGCCCTTGTACTCATTGCATTTAATGTTGAAGCTGACATCTACCTCAGAGCCAACTTGATTATACTTCAAGAAGTTGTCTAGCTTCTCTGGCTTGCTAGCTCCTGCAAACAAATCAAAAGCAAACACTTGCTCCTGATCGTTGTAGCCTTCATTATTTTTGATAACGAACTGTACTTTACGAGAACCAGAAGCAAACTCCTGAACCTCACCAATCTTTACGATTTCACCTGATATTGTATCACTCATATTATTTATTGTTCTAAAATTAATTTTTATCTTCTGGGAGCTTTAAGCTCATAAATTTATGGCAAACAAAAATCGCAAATCCCGCTGCAATGGCTTCCCATGTGCTTACTCCATCTGGAACATCCAATGCCCAGAAAAGTAATCGCAAAGACAAATACATGCCAACAACTTGAAGTGCAAAAAATAGCACATTGATTGTATATTTATTTAGTTTTTTCATGGTATTATTTATTGTTCTAATTCTTTCTTTCTAGTTTCCTTAAATCCAATCACATCCTCATTCTTTTTGTTTTCCTTGGACACTTTGTTCCAAGCTCCAACTAGCTTACTAAAGTCCTCAGCAGCAGCTAGCAATTCGATAGCCTCTGTCTTGGTTTGCTTAGGCTCTGGCTTAGGCTCTGGAGCTTTCTTGACCTTTACTGATCGACCCATAGCTGACTCAGCGTCATCATCCTCGGATGGTACACCACAAGCAGCTTGCAGGGCATATCTACGAGCGTAAGTAATAGCTGATCCCATGCCTTGAGGATCATTCTTGGATACCTTTAGCATATACTCATTGCTAATCCATTCACCACTTGAGTGCATGATGACTGTCTCTACTCCAGCAAACCCATCATTGCTGATAGGGAACTGCACAAAGCTAAGTCCATTATCTGCAAATGGTTCTTTTACACACTCAATAACTTCCTTCAAGTCAGCATATTTGCTTTTGAAGAAAGGGTTATTACTGCTCTTTTTTGCACCAGACATCTCTGCCTGTGCTTTTGATAGAGCCTTAGCTAGCTCTGATATGTTTTCTGATTTATTCATTTTGTTCCTTCTACAATTACTACTTCAACCCTTGGATTGTCTTTATCTATTTTGTCTCCATCAAACTGAGTGCATTTAATAAACTTATCATTGTCATCTTCAATACATCCCAGCTCTACCAATGCGTCAAGAAAAAACTTCTCTTGAATGCACAAAACATTTGATCTATCTGAGATTCGCTTAGAACCCTTGTAGTAAGTAAACAGTAATGCTAACCTTGGCTCAAGTATTAAGTTCCTTACAAGTGGCTCTACGGCCTGACAATAAGCCTTCTTGACTTGGTTGGATACGATGTAGCTCCAGTTGCGATAATTATTGAGATTGATAATCATCTTCTTATCTGGCATAGTTTTCCTTGGTAGGTAAACTGCTAAGGGTAGGTTAATTTTGTGCATCCTTAATAAAAGTTCCATTCTCCATCTTGCCCTTACGATCCTTGATTTGATTGTAAGCGTAAGCTAAACATTCTGTATGGCTTAAACCAAACATATCAGCTAAGATTATGAGCACGACTGTCATATCACCAATGCCATCAATAATTTCCTCAACATTTTTCTCAAGGATTGCATCAGACAATTCAAAAAACTCTTCTTGTAGCTTTGATAGTTGTCCATTTGGAGTTCCGCTATCTAAGATACCTTTTTCTTTTGCCCAATCTAGTATTAATTTTTCCATATTATTTATTTTCTAATTTGTTTAATTGCTTTTGCAGTACCTTAGCATTAGATAGCCAGCATTTTCGATCATCAGCTAGCGATTTGATCCTAGCACAACAGCGAAAATCGTCATCGTAATCTGCATCAGTTGCATCTGGATAAGCCTCCTTCCAGACCCTGTTTAACGTGTCTATGATCTCTTTGCTCATTCTACTAAATCATCTAACCAAGTTATTGTGTTTAAGTTCATTGATCGTAAATTACTTTTAGATTCTGAATCTTCAATCATTCGTCTATCGGACTTTAATGTTAGATCATATCGTGGTTTCCAGTCAGGAAAAACCCTTTGAAATTGCTTAATAGAATCTCGAACCATTGATGGAGCATAAGTTGCCCTACCGTTAGCGTATCGAATTGCCATCCAGATGACATCTTCGTAAGCTTTTTTTAGTATGTCTAGGTCTTTACTCATCTATTACTTCTCCTACATCTACACTATAATTCTTTGGCAAATAGTCAGACCAATCATCAAACGTAAGTTTACACCAGCAAGCTAGGTCATCCCTGGCAATATTTTCATCTTGGCTCAGGTTGATGTCATGTAAATGCCTGAAACAATCTTTCAATTCTTCCAGAGCACTCTGAAATCTCTCATCTTCACATCTCATGATACTTCCTTAATTAAATCCTTAACGGTAGTTGCGCTAATATTATACTTCAATCCTATGTGAGAATAAGCTTCTCCTTTATCGTAAAGTTTCTTACATTCCAAAGCAACTTCCTTCCTCTTATCTCCTACAAGCCTTTTCCCGTACTTGGTTCTACCTACTTCTGGTAGGCTTTCACTACCCATCATTTTTTCCATCTGGGCTTTAAATCCCCACATTGAAGCGCATGCGTTTACCTCTGATTCGTGCATTATGCTTTGCCCTCCTGATCTCTTAGATATAATAAGGCTTCTGTTAGCCATCCCTTGTGTACTCCAGCGCCACCTTGTGATGTGTCGAACAACTCATAGGCTCCATCCTGTAGGATTCTTGCTCTTACCATAATGTTGTCTACATCGTACTCATAAAAAACAGATAGTCGATTGTCTTCCATGTACTGAATGAGATTTACTGAACCTTTTTTATAAGGTGCATAATACTCATCACCTTCAATGAGTTCGTGTCGGTAAGAGTCAATGAACCTGCCATTAGATAGTAATCGCTGAACGATGGTGTCATCTGGTAGTTTTTTAGCAGGGCCAAATGGGTATGTACTTGTTTTAATTAACATGGTTTAATAGGTATTTGATTTTTTGTAGCACTTCCAATAGTTCGTCTATTGTTTCTACTGAAAGCTCGTATTCCTTCTCATCTAAATGAAGTTCAATCTTTTCTTCAACTAGCGCAGAAGTGATTGAAGCTGTTATAGAAATCCTTGGATCGGACTCAAGTGATATTAGTGTGTTGCTTATTATGTTCATAGTTTTATTTGTTTAAGATTTCTCCGTGTACTTTGCCTCTTACATTGCCTAAAACATCGCCTTCTACAATGCCTACATTGCCTTCTACAATGCCTACATTGCCGCCGACTCTGCCAACATTTCCGCAAACAATGCCGTTAATATTTCCGCAAACAATGCCGTTAACATCGCCAACATCGCCTTTAACATGGCCAACATTGCCTTCAACCTTTTCAACACCCCCACAGACTTTGCCCCAAACATTGCCGTTAACATTGTTAATATACAATTCGCCATTTACATAGCGCTTAAAGCTCACAAGCTTCAGCACTTCTTCTAGTGTTATTTTTTCCATAGTTTTATTTTTTTAGTAGTTTTTGTTTCCTAGAAGTGGGCTTTCCCAGTACCGATTGTACTCAGCCATAAAGATTTTCTCACCTTTTGTTTTCATCTTATCACTCCACTTCTTAACGTGAAGATCACCAGATAGGGTGTCAATACAAAATGTGTAAATATCTGGAATATAATCCAAAACGTACAACTCAGCTATCATGTACGCCTCTACTGCTAGTTGTGCCAAGTCCTTGTCGTAGTACTTTCCCTCACCACCTTCGCACTCACGAAACTTGTAGTCGATCAAGCAATAATTCTCTTTACGATCTAATGCCAGCAGATCAATAGTTCCAGCGGTTTTTAGCTTTGAACTACCAACGGTTAGCTCTGTATGCAATGGAGTAAATGGCTCGTTTATGATATACTCAAAAGCTTCTTCGCAAATTTCATTATAAGGATCATACATCATTAGCATCTCATCATCAATGTACCCATCGACCAGTTGCTCCATTTTGGCATGTGCTCTAGTCCCAAATGTAGCCGATGATACCATCTCTCCCGATCTAGGGCATCGCTTGATTCCCCACATAAGCTCTTTGATCTTATCTGCATCCAGCTCATCGTACTTGCGAGCTAACTCAACCATCATCTTGGGCTTCCAGACATTATCCAAATAATCATTTGGCATCCAGCTTAGGATGGTAGTTACGCTAGGTACAGCATCAGCTTTGTGTGCTTTTGCTGGTGTGTTTACGTTTTTGAGTAGGACTGGATCTAATCCCTGTGTGTAGTAGTGCATGTTTAGTTGTTTAGTTTATTAATTAATTCTTCTAGTTCACCAAACTTTAATGTAACTGCGTAAAGACCTTCATTGTCTATGTCGAATTGCCCCATAAACTCAACTCCTTCTACTTCAAAAGAAATAGTACCAATTAAAGTTTCATTATTAAAATCAACGAAACGGATTTCTGCTCCAATTTGTTTTAGCCTGTTTAATGTTTTCATGTTTAGTTTTTGTTTAGTTTTTGTTTAGTTTAGTCCAGACCAGATAGCCTAGTACGTATAAAATATGCTTACAGGGTGGCACATGCAAGCCTTTTTTGTATTTATTTTTGATATTAAATTTGAAATCGGGGCAAGTGCAGCTACCTTTGCCACCATTTGCCTCTAGGTCAACCAGATACACAAGACCTTTTTCGCCTGTGATGGTGTATTTTTTATCTGATAGGTGTCTAATTTTCATAATTATATGATTGGAATCTCAACTATCTCAATATCATCCGCTGTTATAGGCAATGCACACATCGCTTGCCCTCGACATACAGCCCCAGTTCCATGTTCCGCTTTGAGTATTTTTAATGCTTCGCTAATTAGCTTTCGCTTGTTTGTTCCTGCAACGATTGGCTGCTCTCTCTCACACCACATCATTTGCGCTAGGTATATTGTTTTCATAATTATATATCTCCCATGTATTGTATTTGTCTGATAAAAGCTGTTTGCCCTATCGAGTACCCCTTGCCAGCTCTCTGTTTACACATAACATAGCGTACCATTTGACCGTTGGGATCATCCTCTTTGCCTAAAAATAAAAATGTGATCGAGTCGGCATCTCTCTCCAATGCACCAGACTCACCCAGATCGGTTGCCCTTGGTACTCTATCGTCTTTTGCAATTTCACGGTTCATTTGACAGAGCAATAATACTGGAATCTTCAAGCTCTTTGCAAGCAATTTTAGCTCTCTACTGATATTTGCCACCTGCTCGTTTCTAGGTAGCTTTAAATGGCTTTTGATTAGCTGACAGTAGTCTACCACTAAAAGTTTTATGTCGTGCCTTCTGTGCATGTTTTTGGCGCAAGCAAGTAGATAATTCAAATCATAGGCATCGTCTTTAATGTGGATTGGCCATTTTTTGCTATTTTCGACAGCTTTCTTTAATCGCTGTTGATCTTTTGAGTTGGCAACACCATCTTTGAATCTTGCCATCTGCACCTTGCCATCAATCGCTAGCATCCGTCCCATCAGCTCCGATGTCTCCATCTCCAAGGACATGATCCCTACTGGGATGCCTTTGGATACAGCCCTATGTGCTACGTTTAGAGCAAATGCAGTTTTGCCACACCCAGGCCTAGCTGCCAAGACGCAAAGCTGGTTTTTGCCATATCCATGGCCATTCAAATCTTCATCTAATGCTTTGATTCCAGTCGGGATGTAGTCCCCCGCTTCGGGTTCGGAAAATAAGTTGCTTACAAAATCATCCACACATGAGTCGATGCTCTTTTCATCGGATACTGACTCGGAAACCTTCGTGACTGCTGCTTGTAGCTCCGTAACAATCTCATGAGACTCTGTGCCTATCCCTGCATTCTCGATTGCTAGCCTTGCAGCCCTGACAATACCTCGCAGTCTCTTTTGCTCCAAGATGGCATCGACATGATAGGGGTTGAACGAGCTAGTGCCGTAATCCGTCAATGACATCAAATCCTCGATGTCTAGCTCTGGGCTAGTCTCGAACTCAGTCATCAGGCAAATCTCATCGAACTCAACGTCCCTCGATTGCATGTCCAGCAATACCGAATAAATGCGAGTGCATGTCGGATCGGTGAAGCAGTCAGCATCAATGCCTTTGTGCTGATAATCCTGTAACACTTGCCAAGGCGCTGGCATGTCCGAGTGTATGATTTGTGAAATGACCTTGCGTTGTGTTTCTGTTGTGTCGTTTTGCATTACGCTAAGAATTGTTCGATTTGTTTCGAGAGGTCAATCTCTTTTTTAGTCATTTGAGACCCATCCAGCCGTCTCTTATTTTCATTATTTTTATTATTATTATTATTGTTTGTTACCAAATGCGTTTCATGCGCGTTTCGTGTGCGTGTCATTTGCGTGTCATTGCGAAGCTCTCCAGATTGGTAACTGTCGTAATTGCAAATGCTTATGCGAGTTGAAACCGTTTCGCTTTTGTATCGGATCATGTTGCGGTTTTGCAACGTCTCAAAAAACCGCTTCACGCTTGAAATTGACCAACCCCAACGGTCGGAAAATGTGCCATAACTAGCCAAGGATTCACCCCTTTTTACGGTGAAAATTTGCCCCTTTATCGACACTTCAGCTTGCTCATGATTGACTGTTAAAAGCAAATCAATCCAAGCCTCTGCTCGTGAAAATTTGCGCTTCTCAGTCCAAAGCCAATTATGTC